TTAAATCCTACTCTTGAATTAGTATTAGTGATAATCCCTGCTATCAAACCATTAGGGTCGAATCTACTAGAACCAAAAGTATAAATATGTTTATCTATATCCTCTCCAGTTACTGCTCCTAAATTAGTCCATGAGGTAAGCCCTGAAGTCCCTATCCCAACACTTGGAGGAACATTTAATATATAAGTTGTTCCTAATACGCCAACAGCTTTATATAAAATCCCACCATCTATAACATAAGAACCATTGGCAACCACCATACTAATTACATAGCTTCTACATCTTCCAACCCACATATCAGTTAGATTAGTTGACCCTACTGCCGCGTTATAAAATTCAGCCCATATATTTCTAATGCCCAATAACCCAGATAATCTAGGCCAAATCTGACCATTTGTAGATTGTTGGGGGCATCCCAATACCCCATTATTGCTATTAGTACCGACATTAGAACCTGCTTCATTTGATTGCCCAATTATCGCTATTAAAACCTTACTATTAACAACATTTGAATTAGACATTACACACTCACAATTGGCAATCGTGGAGATTCAGCTAATCTCTGTGCAATTTGACCGACATTATTAGGTAATCCCCCAAAAAATTTATAAGCCTGATGACCATAGGACTTAGTAACTACAGAAGTTACTGAAGTTCCTCCAGTTGGCGCACCAATTCTATATTCATGTGCTGATATTGAATTAGGGTAAGCATTTGCTCCTATCATTGGAGTTCCTGTAAATGAATTACTCAATATACCATTTTTGTATATTGAAAATACCCCTGTAGTCGCATCATAAGCTACAGCACAATGTTGGTCTGCTGAACCATCCCATACTGCTGTTGAATCTGCTTGAGCATTAATTAGTGCTCCTGATATTGTAGGGACAATCTTAATCGCCCCGGTAGTTACTCTATGACTTAAATAAAACCCTAATTGACTGGCAGCCACTCCCCCACCAAATCCAATTATAGCTTCAGAACCAGCAGGGACAGCTTTATTAAGCATAAAACCTAATATAATACTTTCAGATGATGGATTCCAAAGTATTTTATTTTGTGGGACTGTAATTCCACCATTTAAAGCAGCTACAGTTGACATATATCCAACATTCCCAAATGGGGCAGAGTTGCCTGCGTCTACTGTTGCCGTTGCTCCTTTTCCTGACCCATCTGTAAAACTTGTTAAAGTATCTCGGCCACCTATACAAAATAGTACATTGGATGAACCTACTCCTAAATTTACATTTAAACCATTCAACCCAATCACATTGCCTGATGCGTCTGTGGCGTAAGATGCGACTAAATCATTTATGGTATTCTCAACTTCATAGCCAATACTGCCAGATAATGAATCAGCCTTGATTAATATCGTAGTAACCCCTAGCCACTTTCCTAACTGCGCTTTATAAGGCGCTTTGTTAATTGGGATATAGTTAACTTTCCCATTAGATTCTGTCACTGTGATACTGCCAACAACTTCTGAAGCATCAATATTTATTGTTGCATCTTCATCTAGTGTAATTAATTTAGAGTTCCCTGCTGTTAAATATATATATCTGCTCATTATTCATTTTCCTTTATCTCATCATGCTCATCAGCAATCGTCTCTAATCCATTAGATAGGTGAACTACCATTTCTTCTAACTGTTGCACATAAGCTGACATACCTTGTAAATCTGCTTTTTCACCTTGCTGCTGTTTCAATGCAGCGTTTTCTAGTTCTAACTTGAGATATTTAGCATTAGCATCAAACACCGTCTTTTGAGCTGCTAACTTATCGCTTGCGCTGTTAATATCTTGCTCTTTCTGTGCAAGTTCCTGCTCTTTAGCAACCATCACTTGTTTCTGTTGGTCAATTGCTTGAGTGGTCTGCTGAACTTGCTGCATGATGGCTTGCAGTTGTGGTGGAATAGGTTCTTTGCCATCTTCACCAACGACTTGAGGCGGTAACGAAGCTTTCAATCTATCAGCTATCTCTTCAGCACCTTCAAAATCCATTGAACGCGCAATCAAGTCAGGGGCAATCGTGCCAATTGCAGGAATTACTCTAGCGAGTTCAACCATGCTCTCTGCTGATTCCATTCTGCGAGATGCAAACGATGGCCCAACTGTCACAGTCACGTCATATTTACCCACATTAGGATTAAATACTTGCTGTATCTCGCCTTTTTCATTCTCATGTTTCTGTAGTGCATGAGGAGCTTCAGGCGCAACTATTACCTCGCTACTTTCTCCATCTTCACCCAATATTCTAGCGATACGCTGCGTGTCAAAATAGCTAGGTATCATCTCAATAATCACACGACCTAGATGACGGATTGAGCGAGATTGATTGTCTGTATAGTGGAATGTGCCGCTGTCACCTTCTTTTTGCTTGGCTAGAATAGCTCTTCCTGATGTTTCGCTTGATGGCGCGCCAACACTTGCGTTATACATACCGACTGTTTCGCGTATATCCTGATTAGCACCAGCTTTAGCGTTCACAATTCCAGCAGGAACTCCTGCGAAGCCTTGACGCTGTGGCAATGGCGCTCTATCTCCATCAATATCTAATTGGTCGGCTTCTAAGAATGCGTGGTTCTTGGTATTGGCTGTTTTCCATTTAGGGTCTTTGAACTGCCCTGCATAACCAATGAATGGGGCTTTAGGTGCAAGCGCAACCATCTCAGTTTCAGCACTTGCCCAATAGTTATATTGGCGCATTGGGTCTTTAGCATTACGCACCATGCCAGACCGATATGGCTTGCCTTCGATAAATACTTCATTACCAATAACAGGGAATATCGGAATATATGAACACTTGATAATCGTGCGTTCTAACACATGGCTGGAAGTAATCTTAAACCACTCCACTTCGCACTTCTTACCCTTGCGAGTTCGTTCTACGGTTAATCCATCAGGGATTAAATCGCCTTCATATATTGTTGAACCGTCAGAAAGTAGCTGTAAATTCTTGGGCGTTTCTTTGATTCGCATATATTCGCAAATGCGGATATTGCCTTCACTGTACCAATCACCATGCTCGGATACATCCCATTGAGACATCTCAGCTTTTGGATACAATGCCTCAAAATCTTCTTTAGGTATTTTATCTTCTACAAATCCCCATTTAGCATCTGAACCATCAGGCTCAGTGTAGTTAGGGTCTAAGCGTATTGACAAAGGGTCAGATACGCGCTTGATAATAATATCTTGGTCGAAGCTTTTATCATCAATGTAATCAGTAATTACACGAAAGTAACCAAGACCACATCTAGCAGAATATTCCACCGCCATGTCATACGCCAAGTCAGCATTAGATACGCTTTCAATGTTGCGAATAATGCCTTGATAGACTTCAGCCGCTTCTTTATCTGCGCCATTATCTACTGGTCTAATCTTAATTTGTGGGCGATTAGCACGCGCATCGTTGACTACCTGATTAATGAACTGTGGCAATTTGTTCATTGTCAATGCTGGGCGACCATCTGCTTGGCGTTCCATCATCACACTACTAGGCCATTGATAGCCATTATCAGAATCACCAATTGAGAATTTAATATCCTCAAGCATCAAGCGTCTTTCTTCAGCGCTCTTATCTTCTGTGATAGCCCAGCGCTTCTTGGCTTCTGCGATGATTGCTTCATCGCCTGATAATGTAGTTTTTGCCATTTAGCATCCATAAAAAAAGCCCACCGAAGTGAGCTTAGTTAAATTCAATTTGTTAGTTCATCCAGCCAGCGTGCTGATAAACAGTCTCTTGCACATATTTAGTTTCTTCTTGAACCTTCACCAATGATGGGAATAGTTCAGTTAATGCCCAAACTAAAGCATCCATTCTGTCAGGGGATTTGGTATAGGTTACAGGGTCAAATTCGCACATCTCATCTTCGAGCTGTGGAAAACTACCAACATGATGTATGCGCCCTTGTTCATATAAGGCTGCAATAGGTTCAGCACGTCTTGCTTTGCCTCTAGTAGCGCGAACGTCTTTATAGCTGACATTACGGTCAATCGTGCGAATAACCATCTCGACTAAGTCACCACCATTATTAACTTCTGCCACAATCCTATCTGCATGATATTCGTGGTACAGCTTCACAGCTAATCTTGCCCATTCGTCAGGGCTTGCAATGGTAGACTTCTCGTCTAGTACATAGCCATGCTGGTTACTACCAACACCAGCCACGACAATGCCCGTTAAGTCGCTATCTTTGTTTGATGTGACCGCAGGGTCAATCCCTACCACGATACGCACTAAGTCAGGGGCTTGGCTTACTCGGTTATGGTCTATCTGCGTACGATTCCATAAGGCGTTAGGGTTATCGTCTAATATCTCAGCATTGAGTTCTTGCCTACCTAGTCGCGTGCCTTCATAAGCCTTGATAATCTGCCCAAAGAAGCTAGGGGCTAGATTAGCCTTGTTATCGTATGTCGTGCCTTTGGTGATATGTGTTGCACTATCACTGGCAATCTCTTTGATGATTGGTGTAGGCCTAGGCGTAGTCGTTAAACACGCTTGCGGTTTATCACCCAATCGTAACCCTAGTTTAGCTTGTGTCCAAGCTTCAGGGTAACGCCATGCAGCCAACTCATCGCACCATAGCTTTTCATGTTGCTTACCGCGTAACCGTTCAGGCTCATCAGCAGTGAATATCAATGAGGTTGCACCATTAGGCCATACGAGCTTTCGTTCAGACTTCTTATATTCTGGGCGTTCATCGTATGGGCAAACTGCTAATATTCCACTTTCACCTTCAATCATAATGTCGCGTGCATCATCAGCAGTTGCACCTATCAGGTTGACATACTTACTTGTCTTTACTGATTGCCTAACCCATTCCGCGCCTGTTCTTGTCTTACCGAAGCCACGCCCTGCTAATATCAGCCAGTATGTCCAATCATTTGGAGGGGTCTTTTGGTTATGTCTAGCCCATATATCCCAATCATACAAAAGCGCATAGGCTTCAGCATCATTGAGAGTCGATAAGTCTAGGTTCATTGAGTTTAGCTAGGCGTTGCTGTAATAGCTCTTTAGCGCCAGCGATTATTTCCTGATTGATAGTAGTATTGTTTTGAATGTTGACTTGTGTGCTGGCTTCTTTGCCTAACACAGTCTCTTTTGCTTTTGCTATAGCTTCTTGTGCGTGCTTATGTTCTACAATGGTTAGAGTTGCATCTAACTTATCAGCCATTGCGTTGATGTTTTTTACTGTCACATTGGTGAAGAATTGAATGTGTTTAATGCGCTCTGTGACTGCTTCACTGATTGCGGTCACGTTGCGGTCATCATGTTCTGATAAACCTTGTCTGTATTGGATTCCAGCGGTCACAATAGGTGCTGTGTCTTGCTCAATGCCTTGACATAACTTATTAACTACGCCCTTGCTGACACTATGCTTATCAGCTAATGATTGCTGACTATACTCACCAGTGCGCCAATCAGCTATTACACTGTCTTTAATACTCTGTGATATTGGTTTAGCTGCCATTGTCTTTTACGTTGAAGCCCATCTCTTCATCTTTCAATAGATGATTTAAGTGGTCTTTTTTAGGTTGTTCTTTGCGGAATATTGCATCGTAGTTATCAGCATACTTTGTGCTAGGCTTAGTCTGTATTGCATCGCCGGTGTGTTCGTTATGTGAAGCCATATCTATTCCTTGTAAGGTGCTTTCCACGTTCCTAAGTAGCACGGACTTGGCTCTGTCATCGTCATGGGAGTTTTAAACGTATCGACTAGCTACATCGAATAAGGATTGTGCTATCCATGCGCTTTTATCATGGTTCGTTTGGCGAGTTGTAGCTCTAATATTGCATAGCACAAAAGAAAAAGCCCACTAGGTTAGTAGTAGGCTTTCAATCCTTTAGGGCGAGTTATGCCCTCACGCGTAAATTACTCTTATTTTATATCGTTGTCAATAGTTTTATAAGTTTTATTTATCATATCAACCCTCTCCTATTAGCTAGCTTAATAATCTCTGTATAAGCCTCATCAATATCCAATAGTTGAGTAGGATAGCAATGTGCTACTTTAAGCCACTGGTGATTGATTGCGGTACGTTGTGCCATGCTTATGCTGTCAATAATACTATCTAGCATAGTCGCTGCGTTACTGTCTGCATCATCACACATAATCTCAAATTCTTCTGTGCTACTACCTCCACCACTGGCAATCATCAATGACTTAGATGGATAGCCTAGCTTGTGTGTATCTCTACGCATCCATTCTGCCCAATTCTCTAGTAACCAAAATAAGCGATCTAATGTCATTTGCTTTCCTTATATTTTTTACAGCGTGTGCCAAATGGCTTGCCTAAACTGCATAGTTCGTATGTCTTGCCCATCATCACTAAGTCTTTCTTATTCTCACATCCAGCGCATGTTTTGCTTTCTTTAAATATGATGTATTGCAATGGGTTTCTATATGCGGAACGTTCTAACGCCATCTATCTATCGCCCAAGTATTCATGTATTACCTTGCTTGCATCTACCCAGTCATAGCACACAGCAGCTTGATAACCTTGAGTAAGCGCATGACCTAGAAACTCTTTCTGTTCTTTGCTTGGCTTATTCGTTCCAGCTTTCATCTCTATGAATAGCCCGTGATGCGTTTTAGTAGGCACAGCAAGCATTAAATCTACAATTCCTTTGCGTACACCTTCGCGCTTTAATATTGCACCTGTCACTGGGTTTCTTTTACTTCCATTAGGAATAGCAAATAATGAGAACTCTGGCACTCTGATTGTGCAGTTCTCACCTTTTGAGCTTTTGGTTATTTTGCTCATTTGCCTGGTCCTATGTTATTTATGCTTACATTAATCATTTATCTAACCTATCTCTAAGCAAGTTAAATGCTGTTGCTGCACACAAGGGTACTTGTCCATTTCCAATCGCTTTAAGTCTGTCCATTCCAAAGGCCAGCCCATTAACCACTCTACCCACGTTGGGTTCAGTCTCCCACTGACTTCGCTTACTGATTGACTTAATGATATTTGTTTGCCAATTTTCATTCTTCGTTGAACACATGGGCTGGATAGATTCCCTCTGTCTCGATTGTCTGATGCTTGAGGTGTTGCAAACTTCATTACTGCGCCATGTAAATTTATTCCATGCTTTCCTGCTAAAACTTGTGGTGAGTTGTGATTTGCACCACCTGATACCATATTTACTGTTGGTGTCGGCCACATTTGCACCGCTTGCGCTAAACTCACTGAGTGCATCGAGCCTGGTGTTTGTTGTGTTGATTTTAGTTTGTCTGTTCTCACATCTGAGCAAGTCGGTGTTGGACAATTTCCACTTGGTGTTTCTGCTCTTAATCTCTTTTGCAGTGCTTTCCTGCTGTTGCTTCCACCGTCCATCCCTGTCGTGTTCGGTGTGTGAAAAAATGTTTCGTTGTTTGGCAACAATCCAGATTCTTTCTCGCTGATGGTTTGCGCCAATATCGGCTGCTGATAGCACTCCCCATTCAGCATCGAACCCCATCGCGGCCAAGTCTGCAAGGACTGTTCCAAGTCCTCTAGTAGTGAGCATTGGGCTGTTTTCCACGAATGCGTATTTTGGTCGTACTTCGCCAATAATCCGCGCCATTTCTTTCCACATTCCGCTTCTTGCGCCCTCAATTCCTGCCCCTTTTCCTGCTGCGCTGATGTCCTGGCACGGAAACCCTCCAGAAACCACATCAACAATTCCTCTCCACGGCTTTCCGTCAAAAGTTGTGATGTCAGACCAAATTGGGAAAGCTTCGAGAAGTCCATCATTTTGTCGTTGCGCCAAAACTTGGCTTGCGTAGGCATCACGTTCAACTGCACACACGGTTCTCCATCCAAGAAGTTTTCCTCCAAGTATTCCTCCACCAGCACCTGCGAAAAGAGCCAACTCATTCATTTTCACTCCATACGAAGCCAATTTCACTTGCCCATCTCTCTATATTCTCTTGATACTCAGCCATATCTTTAGTGTTCAGCTTAGTTGTGCTTTTAATCACCTCTACAGCCTCTCCATTGACTGTTTTAAGCTCACGTAGGAACTTGTAACCACATAGTTGATGCACTTCATCAGGTGAGTGTCCGATATACGCGCCTAGCTCTGTGTATAGCTTCCAAAGTCGTGAGTTCTGCTCTGTGCTACGTGTACTCTTGAATGGCGATGCTTTAATCGACCAGCGAATAGTTGGGTCGAGTTGCGCTAGTCGTTTCAATAGGAACTCGTAGTTTCCTGATACGGATTTGTTTAGGGTAAAGTCCATTAGTGAAATCCATCATGTAAAACTGGCACATTAGCCACCACCAGTTCAGGCTCGCTTAATCCTAAGTTATCAGCATGGTTATGTGCTTCTTCTAGCGTGCCTACTATCTGCATGGAATAAATGTAATCACCTTGTTGGTGTTGTTCATTTCTACAACTCCACTTTTGCAGGTTCTTCAAATGCTTTATCCATCATCAAATCCCATTCTTTGCTTGAATATTTTTTAAGGCTATCTGGGTGTCCGTACCAGTGAGCATGGCAACGGCTACATATACGATTCCAGCATGGTTCTAGCTCGTATCTACCATTAACAATTACTGGCTTATTCTCATGCATATTTGATTGTGCTGGTCTGTCACAGCAAGTTAAGTCATTCATTTGTTATCCCCAAATGCATTGCTGTTTCGTATTACTTTTTGCAATTAAATGTTTAGAAAATCCATCATCTTTAATTTCATCATTTACCTTTTTGCACTCTTCAATCCATTGAGTTGCTTTGTAATGAAACTCTTTTTTAATCTCGAAACCATATCCGCGCCTATTGAGATTGTTTGCAGCTACTAAAGAAGAACCACTACCAGCACATGGGTCGATTACAACATCACCCTCATCGGTGAAAATACTAATAAGCTTTTCAATTAGCTTTACTGGTTTTTGTGTTGGATGGATTTTGTCGTAAACAAGCGAATCGTTATCGTTTTCCCATTCCATAACATTGAAAATCATCTTCCCGTTATTGTTAAACTTTGGGAGCTTGTCACGATATAAAAGCAATCCATATTCAGCATTACCAACAACGCGCATGTTTGCCTTTAGAACCTGTGCAGAAAAGTTCTTTCTAAAAACAAGATTGATGTAGTGGTTTAAACCATATTGTTTAGCCAGTTCAATCAATGGCATTTGTTGCTCAAAAGAACAGAAAACAATCATGCAAGGTGCAGCGCCTTTTTCTTTTGGCTCTTTCTTCATCATTTGTGAGCAAAAGTGCATGAACTCTGCTGGTTTAAAATCTTCATCAGTATCAAAAAAAGCTTTTCCTGCTAACTTACTTTCACCATTCTTATTATCACCATCAACATACCAAGCTGGGTTAGAGCCATAAGCGTTAATGCCTATGTTGTATGGAATATCTGCGATAACCAATTGGGCTGGCGGTATGTTGTATCTTTTAAAATTTTGAAAATGGTCATGTACTAACATTTTTTATCCAATCTAATAATCTCAGCCTTCAAAGCATCAATATCATGCTTACCGTTTAACTCAATGCTTCTTAACCTTTGCGACTTGTCTAAGCGCAAAATCCAGCGCGACATACAGGTAATGCACGCCATGTTGTATGTTGCTGTCCCACAATTACTACACACGTTTATGGCCTAAATTAACAAGTGCCTGTCTAGCACCAATTAAAGTTATTTCTTTATGCTGCTTTGGATTGTCTAAAATATCAGTCCAATACTTAACCCAATCACGGCTTTGTTTTTTAACGCTGTTTTCAATTAATCTAATTACTTTTTGCGCTTGAATTTTGTTAGCTTCACGGCTATTAGGTCTTGGTAAAGCCTTGTAAATTTCTTCTTTAGGCTTGCATAGTTCTTTCAGGTCGTGTGGTGTAGGCGCTTTGCTACTGCTATCAACCCAAGTATCTAGCGCAGTTCTTACTGTGTCTAAATCGTATTTACTCAAACTCTGCCAGTAACCTACAATCGCTTCTTTGCTCAGTGCTGGCCTATTGCATAATTCCATCGTGATATTAATCATCGACCAGAAAACTTTTTTGTCTGCATCAACCATTGATGACCTCTTTTTCTTCATTAGGGTTTAGCCAATCTTCAAACCAATCTTTTGGCTTTTCGTTCTCCCATAGCCTTTGGTTTAAATACGTTGTTGGTAGTGGAATAAACCCTTTTACCCATTTTTCTGTTTTAACTTGCCATGCAAGAGCATCAATAATTAGATCTATAGGTGGATTAATATTTATCCAAATTTCAAATGAAGGTAGTTTCTTATCTTGATTTGGATAAATACTCCAAAATTTAATAAAATCGGGTCTATCAGAATATTCAGTAACTTTTTTAGATTTTTTTGATACGTGGTTTTTCACTGGTATCAGGTTAAGGGAATCAGGAATCAGTAAGAGGGAATCAGTATTAGATGAATCAGGAATCAGTACATTAATGTGACCATTAACGGAAGGACTTGCGTTATTTAACGTTATTGGCTCTGCTATTGGTTTAGAAGGTAGTTCGCTTAATTTTTCAGTTGAATGTGGTGTTTGATGCTTAGTAAAATTAACTACCTCAATAATCTTAATTCCATCAACTTCATAACGGTCAATAAACCCTAACGCAACAAGTTCCGTTAAATAACCGTTAATATCTATTCCATCACGGTAAGGGAACGTTTCAGCCTTGATGCGTAACGGTCTATCTTCTAAACGACCTGCTTTATCTGCTAAAGTCCATAGGCTAATGAATAGCATTCCAAGCAATGGGTCTGCTTGACCTAACAATTCATTCTTAAAGAATGAAGGCTTAATGTTTCTAGCTCTAGCCATTATTCAATCCCTAATGGATTATTAGGGTTATATTCAATAATTTCAGAACCAATATTCCCGCCAATAAGCTCAAAGGCTTCAAATGCAACAGCAAATGGGTCTTTTACGACTTCACTACCAGTAAAGTGCAAAACCCTATATCCACTTTTTACAAAAAATCTATCCCTAGCCTTTTCGTATGCTCTTTGTTTTTTATCTTTATCGTGAAAATCATGACCATCTAATTCAATAATTACTGGCGTATAAATTTCATCAGGGCCAATATTATTTTGGGTTATTAGAAAATCAACTTTGTATTTTCCAATCTTTGCTTGAGGATGTATAAATACGCCATATCCAATCTTCCACTCTTTATCTCTATCACTAAAAAATGGCTCCGGATTAATATCTTGATATACTGATAAAGCTAAGGAGTGGAATGCTATAAAAAATAAATCCTCAATTGGTGAGGAGATATTACCTTCAACTAATTGGCAATACATATCTTGAGAAAATCTATCTGCGTGAATTCTTCCACATAGATCACTTGTAGAACCTAAGAATGACATTACATTTTCTGTAAGCTTTCTATAATTACTCATAATCTTCGTCTTTCGTTAAACTAAACAAACGAGAAGCAATATAGCCGACTACTACGCACCATACAGTCATGAAGCCGATAATGCTGAATGTGTTAATAAGCCATGTAGGTATCATGCTGTTCTCCTTAACATTGCATTTTCAATCTCAAGTCTTTCTATCTTTTGCTGAACAGTTTCTATTGCTGTAGTTGTACCTAAAACAAAATCTTCATGTTGGCGTATTGCCCAATTCCCACACATCAATTGAAAATCTTGTTGCATTCCATTAGGAAAGTATTTTTTACCGTTGAGAATGTTTGAAAGGTGTGATTTAGGTATTCCTAATATTTCACTTGCTCGAGTAAGCGTAAATTTTGTTCTTCTCTTATTCCAGCAAAGTAAAATTGCATCATTTTCAGATTTGCATTTAGAAACTAAATATTGATCAATGAATTTAACATCTGCTAATAACTGATAGAACGGCATATTTAGCTGTTGCGTAATTTGTTCAAATCGCTCCATATCTGCCACCTTTCAAAATGTTCTATGTGTTACACGTACTGTTACACGTACTAAATGTTGCAAAAAATTAGCTACTGGTTAAAGTAGCTTTATGAATTACTTTTTAATACCAAATACATCAGGCCGTAAGTCATACCGAGTCACTTTGCCTTTAGTCGCCTTCTCAATTTGTAAGCAACGATCTGCTGGTGCCTTGTTCTTTTTCAACCACTTAAAAACAGCTTGAGGGGTAACTTCACAAAGCAAAGCTAAATTAGTCATACCGCCAGTTAATTCAGCGGCGCGTGCAATTGGTTGAATGTTTGTGTTTTCCATTCCGTTATTTAACCACAGGTTAATTATCAATGCAAGGGTTAATTTAACCTAGAGTTACTTTTTTAATATTTTTATGGAATTAGAATAGAATGATGGAAAATCTAATCGGCATATTTATAAAAACTCGCCTAAAAGAGTTGAAAAAGACACAGGGATGGCTTGCTGAAAAATCAAGCGTATCGAATGTTGCCGTTACTAAGTGGATTAAAACAGGTAAGATTTCACGTGAAAATGCCGTTGTAGTAGCTGAAGTATTAAATACAAGTATTGATAAGTTGCTCGGCAATGAAACGCTAATGGTAGAGAACGAACTAGAAAGACAGCTTCTAATGTTTTATCGAATGATGAAAGAAGATCATCAGAATGAGATTATGTCATACGCTAACTTTCTATACAGTAAAGATAATCCAAATGATAAATTGGCAAATCCAAGCCCTAATGCTAACAAGCAGAAAGAATCGCAATGAGAGTATATTTATTAATACTACTGGCCTTGACTGGGTGCAGTACAATTGGACAGAAACAATCGGAATGTGAAACTAAATATACAGCATTTGAAGATATATATTCATGCACAAAGCTGGCAACATCTAGTGATCCAAGAGCAAAAACTAATGATGGATATAAATTTTATATGCTTAAAGGTGAACAATTAATGCAACAAGTAAAAGATAATAAAATATCTAATATTGATGCACGTGTCGAATGGCAGAATTTATATATGCAATTAAAAGATGGTGAGCAAAGAGCAAGCGCCATTAAGAAAAATCAAAATACTATTAAAAATACCCACTGTGAATCAAATGGCAACTCTGTAAATTGTACATCGTATTAATCTGATATTAGATGACATCTGAATAATCAAGCTAACCAGCCATTGCGCTGGTTTTTTTACGTCTAAATATTTTATTTAACCTAAAGTTAAATTAATGCTTGCACTATGTATTAACCTGTGGTTAAATTACACATCAACGCAAAACACCGTGTTAAAGAACAGAACGTGCATTAATCCCCATGAGGGCGTTTCGCTGGCAATAGCTAAGTCCCTTTAAGCGATACAGTAAATTTAGGAGAATGAGATGAGCAACTTAGCATACAAACAGTTTGACCAGACTCAAGCTGACATTGATGAAGAAATGCAATTCATGCTTGAAGGCAATATGTTTGAGCTAGACAGCACAATCAATAACTTTGCACCAGAAGATGAGCAATGCGCTACACGTAAAGCCATGTTGTTAGCGTATTGGGGCATCACTAACGGAAGAACTCAAGAGGATAGAGATATTCACCTTGCCGACTTCATTATCTTCGCTAAATCTCATGCAAATGTATGTTTAACGGCTGTACGTGATGCTGTGGTGAAAGGCTAATCATGACTGTAACTCTATGGGACGAAGTAACTAGCCAAGTCGCTAAAGAACAAGCTGAAAAATTACAGCGTTTATTGAGCCAAAAAGCAAAAGAACAGCAAGAGAATAAATGGAGAACGAAATGACCGATTACCGTAAAAACAAAGTAGATGAAAACATTAACTTTAAAGATGTTCTTCACGCTGTCTGCTTCATTCTTGTGTTTTATGGCGTGATTGCATTTGCCACGGTAGGTTGATATGGCTAACGATGCTTATTGTGATGATAGCTATCTACAAGCACAGCAAGAGCAAGAAGAACAAGAGTATCAATTGTGGCTATTTGAACAAGATGAGCATAACCAATATTTAGAAATACTTGCTAACGATTTATATGGGTCATCAATCACCCTAATGATTGAATTTAACTAGGAGAAATATTATGGCATTAACAGCAACAGATACAGGTGGAGGTAATTTTAAACGCGTGCCAGCAGGTTCACATATTGCACGATGCTTTAGCGTTGCAGACTTAGGTACTCAAACAACTAACGGTCAATATGGTATTACCACTAATCGTAAGATTCGCCTTGCATGGGAAATATTTGGCGAAGATGAAAACAATGAGCCATTGACTATGGATATTGATGGTAAACAAATGCCGATGACTATCAATAAAACATATACGCTAAGTTTAGGTGAAAAAGCATCATTGCGTAAAGACCTATCAGCATGGCGTGGGCGTGACTTCACACCTGAAGAACTGCAAGGCTTTAATGTCACTAGTGTACTTGGTGTTTATTGCATGTTAAACGTCACTGTAAGCGATTCTAACGGTAAAACATACTCTAATGTTGCTGGTATATCACCACTTCATAAATCAATGGCTAAACCTGAGCCAGTGCATAAAAATCAGATATTTGATTTAGATGATATTGATATGGCTATATTTAATAGCTTTCATGAAAAGCTTCAGGAATATATTAAAGGTTCACCTGAATGGGCTACTTTTGCTAAACAGTCTGGTCATGCGCCACAGCCTAAAGATGCTATGGATGGACTAGAAGAAGATATTCCATTTTGATAACTATTCACGCAATGCCAATAAGTCGTGATTAAGGATAAATAAAATGAACCTATACCAAACAACACAACTAGCGCAGCTACAAAACTATATCGATGAAGAAACAGGCGAGATAGATATTGATAGCTTTAACCGTTCACAGATTGCACTAGCTGATAAACAGCTTGCAGTAGTGGCTTATCTTAAAAATGAAGATGCCAATATCAAGTTACTTGATGGCGCTATTACAGAGCTAACAGCACGCAAGAAAGCTATGCAATCACGCCATGATAGCTTAAAAGATTATTTGCTAGTCAATATGCAAGCTAATGGAATTACAGAGATTAGCGCGCCTAATTTCACGTTTACAGCAAAGTTGCAGCATAACCCTGTAAGCGTGATTATTGATGATGAAAGCCTTATTGAAGATTGCTATAAAACGATGCCACCACCACCAGTAGCGCAGATAAGTAAGACGCTTATTAAAGAGGCTATACAAGGTGGTGATGTAGTCAATGGCGCACATCTTGAAAGCAAAATGCGCGTGGTTATTAAGTAGCCATTGCTCTATAGCAGGAATACAAAAGGAAATATATGAAAAACATTAAATTAGGTAATTACACATTGCAATATGGTAGTGAAAGATTGGTGTTTGCAAAATGAATGCCAATAAATACGAAGAACTACCTACAGAGGATTAATCATAATGACAAGTAGAGAGAATTTCGAGAAGTGGTGGGATGGATACTTCCATGAAATTAATGGACAAAAAGAAACTGCGTATAGTGCATGGAAAGCATGTACCGCCTTACACGAAGCCGAGCTATTGGCAAAGGATAGAGAGATAGCAGAGTTGAAAGATAAACATTCTGGAATGGTTGATGTTTATGACAGATGCAGAATTGAACTAGCCACACTAGAACTAGACAACAAGAAATTACGCGACTTACTTATCGAGGCGCGTGATGATGTGAGTAACCAGTTAAGTGAGTATCAAGGATTATTGCCATATAAACAACATCGTTATGATGCACAAAAAGAAAATCTAAAGGCTATTGATGATATTTTACTCACCCCACTATCCACCAAAGCACTTAAAGAGTATCGCAATGGAGTGATTGAGGAGTGTGTAAATGAAGTGTATGCACAGTTTAATGAAAACAGCCAATATAATGGTAAATATATAGCTGATAAATTAGAGAGTTTAAAATGCAATTAACTATTAGTAATCGGTTAAAACTTTTATTTGAAATTATTACTATTACAAGTAAACATAACCATCCAACACAAGTTAAACAGTTATCAATATTTCAGCAAGGATATAGTGAAGGGCTTAAAGATGGAATACGTCAATGTTATACCAATAAATGACATTCAAATACACAGCCACCATGTAGCTTGCCCATGTAATCCTAAAGTCGAAACTACTGATAGTGGGTTTTTAATTATTCATAATTCCTTTGATGGTAGAGATATTGATGAGCTTCGTAGTGAAATTTATATAAATTAAAGAAAGAGGTTTGATATGAATAATTTAGGAACAATAGTTTTGACGTTAATTAATGGAGACGAAAAGACAATAATCATTCCACAAGATATGGCACTAGAGATTCAGAAAAAACTTTCAGTTGAAATTGAAAAAGCTTTAACTAAACTCCATTCTAAAGATTGTCCACATGCATCACCATTTAGATATTGTCAAAATTGCGTAGTTTCGCCTTGCCCAATTGGGATTAAGAACTAGTCATAAATAAAGAAAGAGGTTTGATATGAGTATTACTAAAATAATTACCTTCGGAGAATTAGAAGCTAATCAAATTTGTATGAAGGCTGGATTGTTACCAATATCCACCACTACAACATTTGATGCCCCCCCGCATATATCCTAGCATTAGCAGAGCGCATAAAAAATGAGCGAGTTAATGCATTGATGGAATTTAGAGGCTAACCATGAATAAACATTGCAAAGGGTGTGTGCATCATCATAACGCAGGTCGAATTAACCCAAAACCTGATTTAGAAAAATATAACGATTGGTGTTGCGCTAAAGGCGCGAAGGTAGATATTGGACACTGTAAGACTATGAAACTAAAGAAAGAGGCTAACCATGACTAGAGATGATGTTAAAAGAATATCTATTGAAAGTGGAATAGATTTAGAGTTCTTTCAAGCAGGTGAGTTGTTTTCATTTGCCAACCGCATCATGCAAGAGTGCGGAAAAGTATAGGGTGCTAACGATTAAATTAACCAGCCCGCTAGCACGGGCAGAAAGTGAACTAATATGACAAACGAAACTGAAACAACCAACGAAGAGTGTTGTAGCGGGTCTGTGTTGAATGTAGGGTTAGAACGCGCGGCATTTGAACAGTGGATAAATGCTGACAGTGGGCATGAAAGAGCCACTAAACGCGGGGCTGGTGATAGCTACGAACTGATGCAAACTAACTTGTACTGGCTTG